AAAGAAATTAATAATTCAAAACTCCATGTTAGGTTTGAATGCAGAGAAATAAGAATTGAAAAAATATGACACTACCAGACACATTAAATTTACTTTGGTTTCACAGAAGTAAGAACTACAAAAATTTGATAGTTTTTTTAGGATTGGTAATTTTATATTGGCTATGAGTTTTTGTAATACTTGCCACCACCCTTGTCATTGTGGAGAAGAAATAGATTTACATGCTGATGAGTATGGAATTTGCACTTGTGATGGGTGTGAATGTAAAAAAGTTAAAGAAGAAGATAAAACATGGGAAAATGAAATAAAATATGAGTAAAGATAAATTAATAGAACTACATTCAATACTAGCAGAACAGCTATTAAAGAAAGTAAAAGAAGAAGATGTAAAAGCTAGTGACCTTAATGTTGCTAGACAGTTTCTTAAAGATAATGGCATTGACGGATTACCAACAAACGATAATCCTTTAGGACATCTAATAGATGAACTACCATTTGCAGAGAAGAAACTAGTTAAAAATAACTAACAATTTCAAGGGTTTATGCACGAAAAACTAAAAGATTTTAGAAATTTTTTATACCTAGCATGGCGACATTTGAGGCTTCCACCCCCAAGCACTATGCAGTATTCATTGGCAGACTATATTGCTAATGGAGACAAACGGACAATCATAAGTGCGTTCAGAGGTGTAGGGAAAAGTTGGATTACTTCAACTTATGTATTGTGGAGATTACTACTCGACCCACAAATAAATATATTAGTAGTGTCGGCTAGTAAAAATAGAGCAGATGATTTTAGTACGTTTTGTTTAAGACTGCTATCGGAGATGCCAATACTTCTCCATCTAAAGCCTAAAGGTGACCAAAGACAATCTAAGATTAGTTTTGATGTTGCACCTGCTTTAGCATCTCACCAACCTTCAGTTAAGTCTTTAGGTATTACTTCACAGCTTACTGGAAGTAGAGCAGATTTAATTATTGCAGATGATATAGAAACTTCAGGAAATACTCAGACACAATTTATGAGAGACAAACTTGGAGAAGCAATAAAAGAATTTGAAGCTATTGTTAAACCAGAAGGCTCTAGAATTATATTCTTAGGTACACCACAAACAGAACAAAGTATTTACAACAAGTTACAAGAGAGAGGATATAAGATTAGATATTGGACTGCTAGATACCCTAGTGAGAAACAATTAAAATCTTATGGTTCTAACCTTGCACCTGTTATTGCTAACACTTGGCAACATGACCTTATAGGTAAAGCTACTGACCCATTAAGATTTGATGAAAAAGATTTATTAGAAAGAGAAGCTAGTTATGGTCGTATAGGCTTTAACATGCAGTTTCAATTAGACACTACACTAAGTGATTTAGACAGATACCCACTTAAACTTAAAGACTTAGTAGTCCTTAATTTAAACCCTACTACTGCTCCTGAGAAGGTCGTATGGGCTAGTTCTCCTGAATTACAATGGAATGACTTACCTAATGTTGGATTGCAAGGAGATGCTTATTATAGACCTATGCAGACACAAGGGGATTGGATAGATTACACTGGTTGTGTAATGTCTATTGACCCATCAGGTAAAGGTAAAGATGAGACAGCTTATTGTGTTACTAAAATATTAAATGGAAATATTTATGTAGTTGCAACAGGGGGTTATAACTCTGGTTACTCTGAACATGTCTTAAATAAACTTGTAGAAATTGCTAAGAAACATGAAGTACAGAAAATACTAATTGAAGAAAACTTTGGTCAAGGTATGTTTGAAGCATTACTTAAACCTTATTTAACAAAGAACTATCCATGTACTACAGAACTAGTAAGACAAACTAGTAACAAGCATAGAAGAATACTAGACACTCTAGAACCTTTGTTTGCACAGCATAGAATAATTATAGATGCTAGTGTTATTAGAAATGACTATGAGGGGACTAACAGTCTCTATCCACCAGAACAGGCTTTAAGATACCAATTAATGTATCAAATAAGTAGACTACAAAAAGGTGCAAATACTCTATCGCAAGACGATAGAATAGACGCACTACAAATGGCTTGTCATTATTGGATATTACAACTTTCAAAAGACCAAGACATGTCCTTTAAGACAAGAAAAGAAGAATTATTTGATAGAGAATTAGAACTTTTTTTTGGACAAGATAAAAAAGACAATACATGGTTCAAAATATAAGAAAATACACAGTTTAAATAGAAGAAATATCTAGGTGCCACTATTAGATAACACTAAATATTAGACACTAATAGTCTAACTATTAGTTATCATAAGTTAATTCATTGAATATATATAATAATGTTAATGAAGTGTTACTTATAGAGACACTAATAGATAAACTGGTAGTCATTATTATTGATTATAAGAAAAACAATCAACAATATGTAATAATGATAATGTAGAGTTACTTATAGTGTGACTAATAGAGAGGAATATACTAACATGAACAATGATAAAACCTTATATCTTAAAGCCTTATGTCAAACTAAAGGCAATAAGAAGGTAACTAAAGATATGGCAGATGCTATAAAGTATCTAAATAAGAAGAATGACCTAAATATTAGCTATAAAGCTGATAAGAAACCTTTAAATCCTAAAGAAGACCAGTTGCAGGGCAAAAAGTTTATCTTGGAGTTCACAGAAGACTTTCTTGGACATGCAGTTGATTACTCACTTGATGATAAAATAGAGGGTATTTTAGGTTCGCAGAATAATTTCTAAACAAAATGTGACTGCATCACGTATAGGCTCAGATTTTAAATTTCCCCCTATGGGTGTATTATAAATATAATGAAGGGGGGTGTGGTATGATAGGTATATTGTAACCAGTGTTGCACTGGATAGAACTATTATTTATATTCTATAACAAATGGAACTGGTTATTGTAACCACTGCATAGCTATTTACTTAGATTTATAGTTGAGAATGATTCTTATTTGCAAATTAATCAATTTTTTTATTTGCCTTCATGTCTCTCATTATCTGTTCTAAAATTTTTAAGCCTAACCAGTAGCCTAACCAGTAGCCTAACCAGTAGCTAACCAGTAGCCAAACTAAATAAAACTAAAGGCTTGACACTGTTGCAATGGTGTCTTATACTTGTGCATATATAAAAATAACTAACTAGAGGTAGATAGATATGAGTGCATACCAAGTAACAGACAAATGTTTATATGAAGTAATGAACTTAATTAATAAAGTTTATGGCTCAGGTGAGCATTATAAAGACAATCAAAAAATAAAAGAAACTTGCAAAAATAAGCCTGAAGTCTTTTTTAAATGGTTAAGTGACTTGAATAACTGGTCATTGGTTGAGCGTTACCCTGACTTAAAAGATAATCCTGAAGGTATGATTATACCATTAAAGTATAATGAGCAGGAATATCTTAAAGTTAAGACTGATAATGATTTTATGCAGTGGTTTAAATCAGGTCAATCTTTTAGTTACCAAAGTTGCGAGGGTAAAGCAGGTAACTCTCAATTATATAGAAGCATAGATTTTATGGTTAATGAGATGGCAGGTGTAATTGTCTCAAATTTAAAGACTTATGAAACTGCGAGGTGGTCATAATGAATAAGTATAATATCAAAGTAAATAAAGATTTCTTAGAAGCAAGAAGTCTTAATAATATTGTTATAAGACCAGTTAATACTATTTATGATAATTGCAGTGGCAAGTATAATACTCATATTTTAGATATTAAATTTATAAACAAACTAACAAAGTATTTGAATAAGAATGGTTATAAATATAACTGGCAAGAAGTAACACCAAACTAATTAATAAAATTAAGCCTTCTATTAGTTAAACTTTTAGAAGGCTTTTTTTGTATCTATAGAATAATGATAGTTAAATTATGATAGTAGTGCGACAATATGTCATATATATTCTATGCTCTAATATAATACAGTAGTGCATATATTAACTAACTAGAGGTAGATAGAATATGACTTTAAAAGCAAACGACATAGTAAAAAAAGTCACTGAGCATTTAATTAAACAGATGGAAAGTGATGACAATTCAAAATGGTTAAAGGGTTGGACTAATAAAAGTTTTCAGAACTTAGATGGACATAAATATTCAGGAATGAATTTATTTTGGTTATCAATGATTGATGGTGGTTTTTTAGATGATAAGCCTAGAGACCGTAAAATATATGGAACTTTTTTACAGTGGAAAAATAAAGGTCTACAAATAAAGAAGGGTTCTAAAGCTATACCAATGTTAAAACCAATTATTGGTTCTAAAGATGTTGAAGTAGAGACACCTACAGGTGTTGAAACTTCTAAAAAGCATTATAAATATTTTACAACTTTTAATGCTTTTAATATTGAAGATGTAGATGGGGATATATCTAGATGGGATAATGTTGACAATGTTAATAATAAAAGTGAAGTAGAAGTTAGTGCTACTGCTGAAACTTTTATTGCTAATACTGGTGCAAATATAAAACACTTAGACGGTGGCAATGCTTACTACGTACCGTCTAAAGATTTTATTTCAATGCCTAGTAAAAGTAACTTTATAAAGACAGCTAATGCCAGTGCAACTGATGGATATTATGGTACTTTATTCCATGAACTTACACACTGGACAGGTGCATCAAGTAGATGCAATAGAAAACTTGACGGTTGGAAGGGTTCAACGTCTTATGCATTTGAAGAATTAGTTGCTGAGATGGGTAGTGCTTTTTTATGCAATCAACTAGGCATAAGTGCAAGTCCTAGAACTGACCATGCTAAATATTTAAAATCATGGGTTAAATGTTTAAAAGATAAACCAAACGCACTAATGAACGCCAGTGGACTAGCTAACAAGTCTTTAATCTTTTTAAATGAGTTACAAACTAACGAACTAAAGAAGGTGGCATAATGAATATATCTAAAAAAGAAAAAGAACTAAAAGATTGTATTACAATTTTAATTAGAGACTACAACGGAACGTGGGCTAATTTACAAAAAGAAAAAAGATACAAAGATTTAATTAAAAACTTTAATAATTAAATAAATAAAAACTTAAAAACCCTGAGTTGTATTTCTTAGGGTTTTTTTGTATTTGTATGATAAAATAATGATAGTACATTCCCACTTATGTTTATAGTGATAGTACATTCCCACTTAATAAAACCAGTAGTCCAACTAATAAAAACTAATTACATTCCTACTTTTATTTTTTGTCTAACATTTCTCGTAATTGAGTACCTATAGATTGAACATCTTTTATATACTGTTCATTAACTAGATGGTCATGCTCGTTGTTTTCATCAGGTTTAATATTTTCAGCTGATGAAAATGAAGTAAGTGAAATCCATTTAGCCCATTTAACATTATTTTTAATAGGGACAGTCATTATCACTTTTCGTGTTAAGGGTTCAACTAATTGATAACCTTTTTGGTCGGACATAGCTAAACAATAAATAGGGTTATTGTCTTCTGGGTAAGCCATAATTATTCTATTAATACACTGCTTATTTAATATATCACTATTAAGATTAGATGTAGAAAACAGGTGAACAGAATTTGTATAAGCTGTAGCTGATACGTTTAAATAGCCAAACAAAGGTGAGAATTGTTTAGCTGTATTTGATAATACTTTAAATGAAGTAGGTTGAGATACATTTAACAATCTAACTTTATGGTCTTCTATTATTTGACCTAAGATAGGACAATCAGATAATAAACTACTCTCTACTTTATCTTTAAATGCTGTAGGAAAAGCATTTCTAATCTTTAAATATTTATCGAGATTAGTATTACCACCAGTAGATAATCTATATAAAATATTCTTATCAATACCTGATTTTTCTACAATCTTATCCCTACCTTCTTTAGCTATAAGAAGATTAATATATTTAGATATAGTTTCTAAGGTATATTTTACGTCAGTCATTTTTGGGTTGAACTCTACTATGTTATTAACTTTTATCATATCTACCATCTTTTTTTATAAATGAAAGATAATCATATACTAAACTCATAATCAAGAATTAATTTCACAAATGATTTATTATTAGTTGACAACTCATATATGAGTATATATAAACAAATCAATCATATATGATATTAAAACTCAGATATGTTTAACATTAACTGTAAGGAGTGATATGTTTAATAGAAAACTAAAAGACCAAGTAACTGTACTGCAAGTACAAGTAGCTGACCTAAATACACAGGTGAGTAGACTAACAACAGCAATACAAAATATACACAAAAGAAAACAGGCTCAGACTAAAGTAAATGATAGTATGAAGCTGACACCTAGTGCTGAAGAACTAGCAACAAAAGGTGAGTTACGTATGTTGAGAAAGGTAAGTTTATAATGCAATTATTTCTCTTTGAACAACACGAAATATTAAGTGATAAATTACAGAGAGTAGTAGCTAAAATCAGAAATGATTTAAAGCCTAATACTGAAGTAATTTATCTTTCTTTATATAAACAGAGACAGCTTCTTAGCTGTTCTAATGTAAGGAAAACAACAAATGGCAACAGTAAATATAGTTAAAGGTGAGATACCAATACTTGAAACTGCAACGTCACCTAAAATGTTTAATTATTTAGGCAATGCTTTAGTGAAAGCTGAGAGAACTTTTACTAAACATAAAACTGATGTTGAAGAATATAGTATTGTTGTTGTAACTGAGACCATAGAAGATTTAATTTGCTAAGGTTATACAAGTTTAACCCCAGTCAATTTTTTCTGTAATGTTCTATCGTTGTTCTATTGCTATACCAAATATAGATAGCATATAAGGACACAGGCACAATATCTAGGTAGAGATGTTTAGCACAATACATTGATTATCTATTTTTTTGAAAAGTGTCGTACATTAGTAATTAACACTTGTGCAAGTAAGGAAATAAAAGTAAGATGAATACAATTATAAACAAAACAATAATGGTAGTAGCAATGGTAGTTTGTAGGGTAATACATAAGGTTAGATGTCAGTCTTTTTTAAGACGTATTGACGACTTCAGTTATGAAGTTAAACCTTTAAAGGTAACAAAGAACTTACCCTTTTTTAAGAAACAAATCATTGTCAGTAATGACTGGGAGAAATCTACAGCATTAAAGATAGGTGGCATTTGTATCAAATATAGTTTTGATAAACTTGTTAAATATCGAGATGTTAGAGACACTGAGATTACTGAACCTGAGTTTAATGAAAATGTTGCAATAGCTTTAGCTAGAGTAACTTCAGAAACTCATACTTCTACGAACATTATAAAACTAGAAAGTAAAAGGGGAAACAATGAGAGAGCAATACAAAAAAGCAGTCTTTAGTTTAAGTTTTACACAACACTTCTTGAATTACATTAAGAAGGTAGAGCAGAAACAAGGTAAGACTTTACATACCAATGGAGTACCACTTCACTATGTTGCAGTGTTACAGATAATATTAATCTTAAAAGATAATGAGATGTCAACTGAAAGTATCTCATATCATTTTAATAATATTTTAGGCAGAGGTATTAATCAATCTTCATTAAGTAGAACACTTACATACTTACATGAAACATTAGCTTTAATTAACTATGCAGATAATCCATTCGCAGAAGATAAGCGATATACATATGTTGAATTAACTGGTGAAGGCAAGAAACTACAGAAGTTCTTTTTAGGTTCAACGCAAGAACCTATACCTGCTATCTTTGGTAGTTCTAAATTAATGACAGCAATATAAGGAGTAACATGAACAGTAGAGAAGCTATATTAAAACTACATGCAGGTATCAGACTTAAACGAGATAATTTACTTGTAGTTCAAACAAGAAAAAGAATGATAGTTGATGGTCAAGAAGTTAAGGACAGTGCTTATGATACTGTTAGTATATTAGATAACAGTGATACTTCTTTTAAGAAATCACTACAAGAAGCTATAGAGATAAAAGCCAAACATCTTGAACAATTAACTTCAGCAAATTATCATTCAAGAAAGAATGGTAAGAAGGTTATAACTCATGGAACACTAAAAGATTGTTTGGAGATGACTTACACTAAGCAGTGGGAAGGCAAGGGGAATGAGACAAATATTAAAATTTATATTAGAGATATTTTAAATTATTTCTCACCAGATATTAAACTTGAAGACATGCAAACTGATGGTTACTACAATGGTTTCATTAAGTACATGGAGAAGACAATCATTGAACGACCTAATAATAATTTAGCTACCTTTAATACCAGAACAACTAATCATAGACTTTCAGTATTAAGAGAAACTTTTAGAGAAGCTATATCAAAAAGAATGTTAGAGCAGTCTAAATTACTTAATGCAGATTTAAGAATTAGAGATATGGGTTGGAGTAACCTGCGTGTTATTAAAAGTAAAAGTAAGAAACCAATTAGTAGAGAAGATGAAATTAAAGTTATTGATTTAGCTTATGCTAATAATGATGAAGAACATGCAGATGCAATGCAGTATTTAATTAATGGTTTAGGTCAAAGATTACAGTTTGAATTTTATGATGCTAAATTTACTATAGATTGTATTGATTATAAGAATAAGACTATTAATTTTTTTCGTCATAAGACACAGCAATGGTCAGGTGATTTACCTCTAAATGATATTGCTTATCGTATCTGTGTTAAATATCGAGAGACTGCGATAGCACATAAGTCTAGAAAGTTATTTCCGAATGTAACTGTAAGAAGTATGAGAACTTTTTTTGAAAAGTATGGGAAGATATTAGAGATAAAAGACTTCACACCATACTCAACAAAACATACTTTCATTACAAGATTATGTGAAACAAAAACACCAGTTAAAGTTATCTCAAAACTTGCAGGAATAAGCATTGAGACTGTACTAAAATACTATGCACAAGAAACACCTGAAGCATTAAGAGAAGCTGTTAATAGTATTAATGATAGTAACGTAATTTCTTTAATAGGTCATAACTCAAAAGGGTTGATTAAATAAATGAAGACTGCTAATTACATTCCCACTAATGGGCGAATGGTGGAATTGGTAGACACGCCAGTCTTAGGAACTGGTCTCGCAAGAGGTGAAGGTTCGAGTCCTTTTTCGCCTACCATAAGCAACAAATGGGTTATTTTTGTTGCACAAGGTGTTGCATTATGAGTGATGTGTTGCACTGTATGAATTATAAAGTAAGTAGTATCAAGGCTATGGTGAAAACACTGGTCTTAGGAACTACTCACAAAAAAATTACATGCACTGCTGTATTATTATTCTTTAACATCAACACCTTTTTTTATAAACTGCATATATGCACTACTGCACTGTTCGTGAAACAAATGCAACAGAACTTGTGCAACAGTCACATGTGCATACAAAATGTAAGGAAATGTTCTCATTATGTCTGATACACAAGCAAACTTACTACAAGAACAATTAGCTGAGTTAGTTAAGGTTGGAGTAGGTGGTAAATTTAAAGATAAAGAAGATTACATTAAAAAAATACAAGAAGAAATAGAGTTCGAGGAGAAGATGATAAGAGGTGGTATTGACAGGTATCAGCACCTAGTCACTGAAGCTAGGATTAAGAAACAAGAGAGTACGACCATGTATGGTCTATTTCAACAACAAAAATATATAGATAAACTTTCTAGTTTAATTTATTTGAAGGTGGAAAAAATAGAGACTGGTCAAGTAGGAACACATCACATAGCAGTTAAAAAGATAGTTCAATGTTTATCTCAAAATGCTTTTAATCAAGACACTAAAAAGATGTCTAACAACCAGAGTATATTTGATACTTGTTCATTGATAATATTAAAGAATGTTATTGATGGTATCTCTAGTGAATGTACCTTAAATAAATTATCTATTGTATTAGGTAATGCTCTCATGCTTGAAGCTAGAATACTTCTATTTAAAGAGCAGAAGAAGACTGAATATAATCAGGTAGCCAAGCGATTAGAAGGTAGAAACATACCCCAGAAGACCAATAGATGGCAGTATAAGAAGAATGTTTGGGTCTATTGTATGAACAAGCATGAACTTCAATTTGATGATTGGTCTAAAGAGCATAGGCTTCATTTAGGTGTTCAGATGATACATCTCTGTGAGTTATTAGGCTTAGTTAAAGTAGGTAATATGAAACTTAATAAGACTAAGACTATTACTTATGTTCAACCTACACCTAAAATTATTAAGGAAATAAAAAACTTCAACATTAAGAATGAAGCATTGTTTCCAAAATTTTTACCAATGTTAATGCCACCTCGCAAATGGTCGTCACCATTTTTGGGGGGTTACTATGGAAAAAAACATAATTTTGAAAATAAACCAAAGGAAATAGCAGATGCACTACAATTTAGTAAAAGCAAGTAATAGAAGATATTTAGAAGAATTAAATAATAAGGTACATGAGATGCCTGTTGTTTATGACAGTGTAAATATAATACAAGAAACTGAATGGGTTATTAATAAGCCTATATATAACGTAATCAAGACATGTATGGAGAATGATTTTAACTTAGGTCAGCTTCCAGTAAATCCTAGAGCAATGGAGTTACCACCTAAACCATTTGACATTAAAACTAATAAAGATGCTTTGATAAAATGGAAACGTGAAGCACAACATGTTCATAAATCTATGGGTCAAGCTATGTCTAAATTTATTCAAGTTAGACTAATCATGGAAGAAGCAAGTTTGTTATTAGATAAGGGGGGTTTCTTTTATCCTTATCAGTTGGACTTCAGAGGTCGTGTATATCCTAAGCCAAGTTTATTATCCCCACAGTCAGCAGATTATTCAAGAGCATTACTTACATTTAAGTTTGGTAAGCGAATGGGTAATAATGATAGCTATAGTGTTTTTGCAATAGCAGGTGCTAACTTATATGGAGAAGTAGATAAGGAAGAATTATCTATTAGAGAACAATGGGTCAAAGATAATACTGATAAGATAATTGCATCAGCAGATAAACCTTTAGAAGACACATGGTGGGCTAGTGCAGATAAACCTTATTGTTTTCTTGCATGGGCTTTAGAATTTAGAGATTTTGTTAAGAGTGATTATTCACCTGACTTTATAACTACACTACCTATTCAAGCTGATTGCTCTAATAGTGGACTACAGCACTACTCAGCAATGATGAGAGATGAAATAGGGGGCAAGGCTACTAATCTCATACCATCTAATAAACCTAGTGATGTTTATAATTTAGTTGCACAAAAACTTATTATGAAACTTAGGGATATGAAATCTGAACCCTTAGCTAAGAAGTGGATAGACTATGGAATAGACAGAAAGATATGTAAGAAACCAGTGATGTGTTTGCCTTACTCATTAACTAAATTCTCATGTAGAAAATATATTGAAGAACACATGAGGAAACAATTTAATGAACGAGGAGTGTCTTTAGAAACCTTTAGAATATCAGACAGAGAAGATGGTATATTCCATGCAACTAACTGGCTCACACCTATTCTATGGGAGAGTATCAATGAGATTATTGTAGGTGCAAAGAATATTATGCAATACTTAAAAGATATAGCAAAACTTGTTGCATCTGAAAACTTACCTGTATGTTGGACTTCCCCTAATAATTTTCCTATTCAGATGTTATGTTATGAAAAGGAAAGTAAAAGAGTTAAGACACAAATGGGTGATAGTATAGTCAAACTTTCCATAGCACATGATACTAATAAAATTTCTAGACGAGCCACCAGTCTCGGTATCTGCCCAAATTATATTCATCAACTAGATGGTGCAGTTTTACAGCTATGTGTAGTTAAAGCTAAAGAGTTAGGAGTAGATAACTTCAGTATGATACATGACAGCTTCGGTTGTGTAGCTAGTGACAGTCATTTAATGGGAAAAGCACTAAGAGAAGCATTTTGTGAGATATATGAGAAAGATGTGCTGAAGAATTTTGCTGATGAAATGTATGCAATGCTTTCTGAGAAGAACCAGAAGAAATTCCCAAAAATGCCTACAAAGGGAAAATTGGATTTAGACCTTGTTAAACAGTCTGTATTTTTCTGTATTTAACCACATGCACAGGTGCAAGGACTAAGTGCCACTATTAGATAGACTAACCAAAAAAGGAGTAAATCTATGAAGAAACTAACGACACACGTAAGTGTTGTAGGTACGGCAATTTATCCACACCTTAATAAACCTGACGTTAAATTTAGTGATGCAGGGGAATATAAGGTTACTTTGGAAATCGTTAAATCAGATGCTACTGACATGATTAAATTATTTGATGATGCACAAGCAGACAGTCTAAAAATAGCGATTGCAGAAAACAAAGATAAAGACAAACAGATAAAAGAAAGTCCACACCCACGATACACTATTGAAGGAGATAAAGTCTTCTTCATGTTTAAACTAAAAGCATCAGGAGTTAATAAACAAACTAAGGAAACTTTTACACAAAGACCTCAGTTACTTGATGCACAGAAAAACCCACACCCTATTGAAAAATCAATTTGGGGTGGTTCTAAACTTAAAATTGCTTATGAACTAGTCCCATACTTAGCACCTTTTGGTGCAGGTATTACAGCTAGAATAAAAGCAGTTCAAATCTTAGAACTTGTGGAAGGTAAATCAGATATACCTTTTGAAAAAGAAGATGGCTATAAAGCCGAAGTCAACTCAGATGTTCATACAGAAGTTCAAACGAGTTCAGATTTCTAAATCTGTTTTCCTGAAATCAGGATTAGAGGAAGTTGTCTACAACTGCTTAAACAAAAACAAATGTACGTTTGTTTATGAAGGCATAAAAATTAACTTCACTAGTCCTGAACAGAAAAGAACTTATACACCTGACTTTCCTGTTTCTCATTCAAATATAATTATTGAAACTAAAGGTCAGTTTAATTCAGCAGATAGAAAAAAGATGAGACTGATTAAAGAACAAAATCCTAAATACGATATTAGATTTATATTTTCTAATTCAAAAACTAAAATTGGTAAAAAATCTAAAACAACTTATGGCAGATGGTGTGAGATGTTTGGCTTTAAATATCATTGCGTTCAATCAACTAAAAAAGAAGTACCTGAAAATTGGTTACAAGAAATAAAGGAAAAACAAAATGGCACGACTAGAAACTAAATACATTGTAATACATTGTTCTCAGACAAGACCAAGTCAGAACACAGATGCTAAAGAAATTGATAGATGGCATAGGGCTAGAGGTTGGTTAAAAATTGGTTATGCAAAAGTTATTAAAAGAGATGGCACTGTTGAACAAGGCAGAGGTGATGATGAATTACAAGCACATGTTAAAGAATATAATCATGTATCAACATCAGTATGTGTAGTGGGTGGTGCTGATGAAGATAACTGGAGAGAACCAGAAGATAATTTTACAGCAGAACAATGGGGAAGTTTAAAGACAGTTCTAGAAGAACTAGTAATTAAATACCCTGAAGCAAGAATTGTAGGACACTACGACTTAGATGAAAGAAAAACATGTCCTAACTTTAATGTCAGAGAATATTTATTAAACGAAGATATTAAAGGTTACAAATTCGCAGACAGCACAGTCACTCATGGCGACATAGAGGAAATGAAAGATGCAGGAGAACTCTAGCACTTTCATCAGACATGCACCTTGCGAAAACTGTGGTAGTCAAAATAATCTAGCTATCTACCTATCTCCTGACGGAAGTCAGGGGCATAACTACTGTTTTGGTTGCCACAGCTACGAAAAAACCAATGGCGAACTTCCTAAAGTTGCCTCTAAAAAAGAAATTACAAATATGATAGAAGGAATAACAGAAGCATTACCAAGTCGTAAGATTAATAGTGAGACTTGTAAAAAGTTTAATTATGAAACTGGAATTTATAAAAATGAGCCAGTACACATAGCTAATTACTATGACAAAAATTATAACAAGGTTGCACAGAAATTAAGGTTTGCTGACAAAAGATTTATATGGTTAGGAGATGTAGATAAAATTACTCTATTTGGTCAACAAGTATGGCGAAATGGTGGAGAAAAATCTAAGATAATTTTAACTGAAGGTGAACTTGATTGCCTTTCCGTTAGTGCAGTACAAGGAAATAAATACCCAGTTTGTTCTATACCTTCAGGTTCAGCTAGTGCTAAGAAATTTATTAAAAGAGAATTAGAATACTTATCAAAATTTAGTGAGATTATTTTAATGTTCGATAATGATGAAGCAGGAATAACAGCTTCAATCGAAGTTGCAAATTTATTACCAATCGGTAAAGTTAAAATAGCTAGACTACCTGCTAAAGACCCAAGTGAATTATTACAAAAAGGTCAAGGCTCTAAAATTATTGATGCAATGTGGGAAGCTAAGTCTTACACACCACAGGGTATTATTGAAGGTGTTGATGCAGAAAAATTACTATTAGATAATGCTAATGCTGAAAGTATTCCTTACCATTGGAAGGGTTTAAATAAAAAGTTAAGAGGAATTAGACGTGGAGAAATAAACTTATTATGTGCAGGTTCAGGAACAGGTAAATCATTAGTCTGTAAAGAATTAACATACTATTTAGTTTCTAACAAACATAAGGTCGGCTACTTTGGTTTAGAAGAAAATGTTAGTGAAAGTATCAAAGGAATAATTTCTGTTGCGTTAAGCAATCCAATACATGACCCAGATAAAAGAGCAAAAATATCTGATGAAAAAATTCTTACTGAGTATCACAAAATAAAAAATCATGTTTGTTTCTACGACCATAAAGGTGCATCAAGTCTTGATGATATAATGAATAGAATGAGATACATGGTTAATGGTTCAAATTGTAAAATCATTATCTTAGATAATATCTCAATACTTATTTCAGGATTAGATACATCTAATGAAAGAAGATTAATTGATTCAACAATGACGCAATTAAGAAATCTTTGTTTAGAACTTAATTGTGCAATGTTTATTGTGGCACATTTAAAACGACCAGATACAAATTTTGGACATGAAGAAGGAAGTCAAACTTCTTTATCTCATCTTAGAGGAAGTCATGGTCTTGCTATGCTTAGTAATGCAGTGATTGGTTTTGAAAGAGACCAACAACATGCAACTGATAGTAACATTATGAATGTTAGAGTTTTAAAAAATAGATTTAGTGGAAGTACAGGAATAGCTACATCATTAGTTTATAATGAACACACAGGTCGTTTATTAGAAAGTGTCTTTGATGAATGAGGCAATGCTAACTAAATTTATTTTAAATTATCTAATACAGAAACCTGACTATTTAAAATTATCAGGGAAGCAACAACGAATAGCATTTGAAACTTTTAAAACAATAATGACTGCTATTTATCAATCAATAAAATATGAAAATGTATTTCCTGTAATTGTTTGTGGAGACACACAAGCTAGGAAAACAATTAACCAAGCACTTAACTCAGTGCAACCCTTATTGCCAAGTATAGAAAAAATTACAGTTCATCTTGTTCAATAAAGAAAGTAAAACATGAAACTCATACTAGACCTAGAGACCAATGGTTTTCTAGATAAAAAAGATTTAGTAATTCACTGTATAGTTTGCAAGGATATAGAGACCAATGAGGTCTATTCATATAATCCTAATACTATTAATGATGCACTAGAGTTGTTAAACAAAGCTGAAGTTATTATAGGACATAATATTACTGGTTTTGATTTAAGAGTATTAAAGCAAGTATTAAACTACGACTTTAAAGGTAAAGCATTTGATACATTACTTTGTTCAAGACTTATATGGACTAATAGACTTGAATTAGATTACAAATTTAAACAAATGCCACCTAAACTTTTTGGTAGGCACTCACTTGAAAGTTGGGGTTATAGATTAGGTTTAAGAAAAGGTGATTATCAAGAACACTCTACATTTGATGAATATAATCAAGACATGTTGGAGTATTGCCAACGAGATGTAGAAGTTACCCATCTACTATTTACTGAAATTATAAGAACTAATTATTCTGAAGAAGCAATTACTTTAGAACATAAGTTTGCTTATTGGATTCAAAAACAAGAAGAACAAGGTATTGATTTTGATGAGAGGTCTGCTGAGACCCTACATTCAACCCTTACTAAGAAAAGATTAGAGATTAGTGACAAACTATCTTTAGTCTTTTCTGAATGGAAAAAGTCTACAGGTTTTAAAACTTATAAAAGAGATAATATTAAGAGAGGTATTAAAGCAGGAACACCAATCGAACAATTCAAAACTGAAATATTTAATCCAAACAGTAGAGACCATATAGCAGACAGGTTGCAAAAAATATTAGGGTGGTCACCTACAACATACACAGCAACAGGAAAACCAGAAGTGAACGAGAAGATATTAAAAGCACTTCCATATCCTGAAGCTACCCTTCTAGCAGAATATCTTATGATAACTAAAAGATTAGGACAGTTAGCTGATGGGGAACAAGCATATTTAAAATTAATCAAAAAAGGAAAAATCTATGGAAAAATCATTACTAATGGTGCATTGTCTGGCAGGTGTACGCATCATCACCCAAATCTCGCACAGTGTGTCAACAGTGGTTCTCCATATGGTAAAGAATTTCGTGCCTTATTTAATTCTCCTTCCAGTATGGTTATGCTCGGTCTTGATTTTTCTGGTTTGGAGTTGCGTGTGTTGGCTCATTATTTGCATATCTATGACAACGGAGATTTTTCACAGAAACTATTGGAAGATGATATTCATACCATCAATCAAAAAGCCACAGGATTACCCACTCGTGATAAAGCTAAAACTTTTATTTATGCTTTCATTTACGGTGCAGGAAATGAGAAACTCAGCGAAATCCTTAAAGTCGATATTGACGAAGCCAAAAGAATAAGACAAAGATTTGAAGCATCATTACCTTCATTAAAAACTTTAACTAACACTGCTAAACATAAGTTCAGACTTGTGAATTACGTTAAAGGTTTAGATGGCAGATTACTAATTCCTAGAGCAGAACACTCAGTTTTAAATACATTAATTCAAAGTGCAGGTGCGTTACTTGTTAAACAAGGAACAATTATTTTAAATGAAGATTTACATAAGAATGGTTTCGAATGGGGTAATGACTATGCAATGGTCTTACATGTCCATGATGAAATGCAGTTCATTGTTAAACCAGACAGAGTAGAAAAATTCAAAGAAGTAGCACAAGCTATGTTTAAGAAAACACAAGACCATTTCAATTTCAAATGTCAGTTAGATGGTGAAATGAAAGTCGGAAGAAACTGGAGTGAAACACACTAATCGTTTTGACCTTGACCTAAAGTTTGGTCAGAGTAAAGAGAACGAACTTCAAGTTGCCATAGAAGGTCAGATTGAATGTAAGGCAGATAGACTAACAGCACGTACAGGTAATATATTCTTAGAGATTGAGAGTAGAGGAAAGCCATCAGGTATAATGGTTACTACATCACACTACTATGCAATATGCCTTGTTGTTGAAGGTAGAAAAAAAGACATCTGGATTTTAATACCTACCAGAATACTCAAAAAACTAATGAAGAAATTTCCCATCAAAGCAGGTGGAGACAGTTGGACTTCTAAAGGTCACATCATTCCTAAGTGCGAACTACTCAACTTACAATTATAACTATGAAAAATTTATTAAAAAATAAACTTAAATTACCAGAGATTGATGAATACGATTTTCCATATAAATTTTATATGTGTTGGTGGTCAGACATAGTTTCAGACAGTCAATGGTCTCAAATTTCTCAACTTAAAAAATCTAAGACAGCAGTGTGCATAACAATGGGTTGGTTGTTATCATCAAACAAAAACACTTACGTTTTCATTGGCGACATTAATTTCAATGATGATGGCACAATCCATGAGGGTGGTAACTCAACAGTAATACCAAAATCAAACATACTAAAACTAAAGGAGATTAAATTATGACGGAGTTGACAAATGCACACTTTGAATTACACAGTTCAAATAAAGCTAGAAGACACCAAGAAAAAAAGAAAGAACATACAATACATACTTTCCTTGATGATACACAAACAACTATGTTAGTTGATGCTGACTTACTAGCCTACAAGATTACTTCTAAATTAGAAGAACCTATTGACTGGGGAAATGACCAATGGACACTACACTGTGACTTTGGAATAGCTAAACAATTATATGCACAAGCCTTAGATTTCTACATGAAACTAACAAATTCTGGTTCATATATAAATGTATGGAGTGATAGTATTAACTTCAGAAAATTACTAGATAGTGATTATAAATCTAATAGAAAGAAAATTAGGAAACCTGTTTGTTATAAAGCATTAAGAGAATGGGTTACTAAAACTTATAGAAGTGAAGTTTATAAAAATCTAGAAGCTGATGATACAATAGGAATATTAGCTACAGGTGAATACAAAAATAAAGCAATAATTATATCTGGCGATAAAGATATGAGAACGATACCTGCCTTTCATTGTTCTATGATTGATAATCAAATTGAAAAAGTTGATGAACAATTAGCAGATTATAATTTTTGTACACAAGTTTTAACAGGAGACCAAACTGACGGCTATAAAGGTTGTGTTGGTGTTGGGTATGTTAAAGCCAGTAGACTACTAGATACTAAGAAAACTATAGATGAGAACTGGAAAACTGTAATTGAAGAATATCAACGTAATAAATATACAGTTGATGATGCTTACCACCAAAGCAGACTTGCAAGAATACTAAGAAATGGTGAATACAATTTAAAAACAAATAAACCTAAATTATGGAGTTATGAATATGCTAAGTACAGAGATAATGGACAAAGTAAAAAAGCTAGTTAGTTCAGATAGAGATAAACAAAATGGAGATAGTGTAAGTAATCACGAGAACATAGCTAGACTATGGAGTAGTTATTTACAAAACAAAACTAAGTTAGGCATTATCATTTTACCTGAAGATGTGGCAACTCTAATGGTCTTACTAAAGATTGCTAGAAGTCAGGGGGGTACATTCAATATTGATGATTTTGTTGATATGACTGGTTATTCTGCCATAGCAGGAGAGATAACAAGCAAGAGACATGAATTAGGTGACACTTTAGGAGTATCTAATGATAAAAAAACCAATAATCAGTAACGACATCATTGAATACTTAGACGAACTATTCCCTGATAAGTGTCCAAACGTAGATGAGACAGAGAAACAAATCATGTTTAAGGCAGGACAGAGAAGTGTCGTCAATCATTTAATCAAAGAAAAACAAGTTCAAGAGGAGAGTTAATTATGTGTATGCCAAAAGCACCTAGTCCACCACCTGCTCCTGTGGTCTTACCACCTGCTACACCTTCAGTGTCTAATGCTACTACAAAGCAAAAAGCACCAACTGAAGCAAGTACAGATGCGTCAAGAGATACTACAGTTGCATCAAACTACAGCAGAAAAAGAGTAGGAAGGGGTTCATTAAGAATACCTTTATCTGGTGGTAGTGGTCTAAATTTCCCTACTAGTTAATGGAAAGATACTCACTAAGCGAAAATACTAACAGCTATAAAGAAAACTCAGTTGAAGGTCAGTACCAAAAGCTAGAGATTGAAAGAGAAACATATTTAGAAAGAGCAAGAGAAAGTGCTGAATTAACTATTCCCCATTTATATCCACCAAAAGGAAATACTGGAAACACTGAATATAGTACACCTTACCAATCCGTAGGAAGTAGAGGTGTTATGAATTTAGCATCAAAACTGATGTTAGCTTTATTCCCACCACAAGCACCATTCTTTAGAATTGATGTAGATGAATTAGTCTACAAATCTATTGAAGGTGACCCTCAACAAAAGAAAATTATTGAAGAAGGATTAGCCAAAATTGAGAAATCAGTTATGGATAATATTGAAGTACAGAACGATAGAGTTGCTGTATATGAAGCACTTAAACATTTAATTGTTTCAGGAAATTGCTTATTACATTTAACAGATACAGGTTTAAGAACTTATAGATTAGAAAACTATGTAGTTAAAAGAGACCCACAGGGTCATGTTTTAAAAATTATTATTAAAGAAAGTGTAGTACCAGATACTTTACCAGTTAAAATAATACAAGCATTAGGTAAAGAAGGAGACACACAACAAGATAGAACTTTGGATTTATTTACCTGCGTTAGAAAAGAAGGTAAGAAATATATTGTTCATCAAGAAGTTAAAGGACATATACTTTATGAAAAGAATTACAACGCAGATAATCTACCATTTATAGCTTTAAGATTTAATAGAGTTGATGGCATGAATTACGGAAGGGGACATGTTGAAAGTTTTCTCGGTGATTTAAAATCTTTAGAAGGATTAACTAGAGCAATTCTAGAAGGTTCATCAGCATCAGCTAAAATGTTATTTATGGTTGCTCCTAACGGAACAACTAGAGCATCAGCTATTGCTAAAGCACCAAATGGTGCAATCATTGAAGGTTCAGCAGGAGATGTTTCTGTATTACAAGCTAATAAATTTGCAGACTTTAGAGTAGCAATGGAAACAATGCAGAGAGTTGAACAAAGACTTAATTTTGCTTTCCTTCTTAATGCGTCAGTACAAAGACAAGCAGAAAGAGTTACTGCTACAGAAGTACAGTTAATTGCGAATGAACTTCAAGAAGCATTAGGTGGAGTTTATGGAATATTAACAACAGAGTTTCAGCTACCTTATATTAATACAAAGTTAGCAATGTTAAGACAAAAAGGATTACTACCTGACTTACCAAAAGACATAGTTAAAGTTAAAATTATTGTTGGTATGGAAGCATTAGGTAGACAATCAGATAGATTGAAATTACTTCAGTTTATCTCAGATTTAGCAAACACACTAGGTGCAGACGTTCTTGCTAAATATATTAACCTTGATAATGCAATCAAGAAATTTGCAATAGCAAATCAGATTGACACTACAGGATTAATTAAATCAAGTGAACAACTACAACAAGACGAGCAACAAGCACAACAACAACAGATGGCACAGCAGATGCAGAATACTGCAACTGACCCTAGAGTAGCAATAGAGATGGGAAAACAATTCGCTAACTCTGGTGGCACTGCAAATGTTGAAGGTGATGAACTTGTCCTTAACCAATAGGAATAATATATGTCAACGGAAAAAGTAGAAATCAATTCTGCTGTAGCAGAGAAATCAATAGAAGACCAAATTAAAGATTTAAAAGAACAAGGTATTGATATTGATAATTTGGAAAGTGAAGATGGTACAAAAATAATTGTTAGTGAACCAAACACTGAAACTGAAACTATTGAAAATCAAAGACCTGAATGGTTACCAGAAAAATTTAAAAGTGCTGAAGATTTATCTAAAGCATACTCTGAACTAGAAAAACAATTCTCTAGTCAAAAATCAGAACCACTTAAAAAAGAAGCTAATGGTTTAACTATTCCAAAAGATGACGGGAAAACTGTTGAGAATGAAATAACACCACAAGTAACTTCTTTAGAAAAATTTACAGAAGAATATTCAGAGAAGGGTGAACTTGGTGAAGCTAGTTATGGTGAATTAGCTAAACAAGGGTTATCAAAAGAACTTGTTGATGGCTATATTGCAGGACAAAAAGCTATAGCTGATACACAGACTGCTAACATACATTCAGTTGTTGGGGGTAAAGAAGAATACAACGAACTTATTTCATGGGCAGAAACTAATTTATCTGAAGCAGAACAAAATGCTTTTAATGATTTAGCTGATACTGGAACTACAGAACAAATAAAAATGGCAGTTCAAGGTCTTATGGCTAAAGCAGGTGTTACATCTCCATCTCAACAAAAGTTTGTTGAAGGTAATGTTAATAATATATCTACCGACCAATTTACATCAGTATCACAAGTTACTGACGCAATAAATGACCCTAGATATGAGAAAGACCATGTGTATAGAAAAAATGTAGAAAGAAAATTAGGGAACAGTTCAGTATTTTAATGTCTAGAGATTATAGAAAAGAGTATGACAATTATCATTCTTCTGAAAAACAAAAGAAGAACAGAGCAGGTAGAAATCTTGCTAGAAGAATGTTGAGTAAGAGAGTTGGTATCAAAGGTAAAGACGTACATCATAAAGATGGTAACCCTAAAAATAATTCTCCGAGTAATTTAGCTATAACTTCTATAAAATATAATAGGTCAAGAAATGCTTAATTTTATATTACCTATTTTAAAAAATCCATTAACTAGAATGATTGGACAGAAAGTTATTGGTGGTATTCAACATAGCATAGAAATAGATAAAATAATTAAAGTCAGAGAAATTGAAGCATTAAAAGATGTAAATATTGCACAAGTAAATGCAAGTAATAATTCATGGAAAGATGAATATTTAACTTTAATATTTGGCTTAATCTTAGTTGCACATTTTTTACCCTTTACTCAGGATTATATGGAAAGAGGTTGGGAAATTTTAAAAAATGCAGACCCTCTTTTCTGGTACTCAGTTCTTGCAATAATTTCAGGAAGTTTTGGAATAAATTTAACTAATAAATTAACAGGAAAAAAATAATGTCAGAAATTAAGATTAAAAGAAAATCAAAATTATTAAAAGATATGTCAACTACCGAACTACAATTATTGGCGAGAGAAATAAGAGAAATTAAGGGAACAGATAAAAAATATAAAGACTTTTCACAATTTGATAGAGCAAGAGATTTAAAAAGAAATAATTACAAACTTAAATTGTCTGACCTTGACATTATACCTATGGAACTAAAAAAAGATAAAGAAGGAAAACTAACTTTTAATAAAAAAGGTGGATTAAGAATAATAAGAAAGAAAAGATAGTGGCTAAACCGACAGGTAATAACTATGAGAAAAAATCTAGACGTAAAGTTGGTAGACATAAGAAAAATTTAAACAAAGATGAGAAAAGAATTTATAAAAAATATAACAGACAAGGGAAGTAGTGAAAAATATTTTATTATTTATAAATCATTATTCTAGCAAACTTAGTATTTGGTCATGGAAGAAGTTATGGGCTAATAGAAAAACAGGTATAGGTTATAGAAAATAATGAGAGATAACAAAGTAATAGAAAGCTATTTAAAAAAGAATTTTAAAAAAATAAGAGAAATGGCTTTATTTAAAGAATTAAAAAAAGAAGTAAATACTGGTGCTAATGGCACTCAGAATTACATTATTAAACAAGGTGTGAACAAAGGAAAACAAGCAAAGAAATAATCACCATCTCTTGTAAGAGAGGTGACTTATTAAAATTCAGATGATTGCCTGATACGTCAGATAACTCTCTAAATTGAAAAGTAGATAAGGTTAAACTAAATATAAACAATAACGTAAAAGGAGACAATTATGTCTAACGCAACACCAAGTAGACTGGGTCTAGTTAATGCAACTGGAACTGGCTACAACGACCTTTTCTTAAAATTATATTCTGCCGAAGTTCTATCTAGCTTTCAAAGAGAAAATTTGATGCTAGGTATGACACATGTCAGAACTATAAATAACGGAAAGTCAAGTTCGTTTCCAGTAACAGGAACGACTACAGCAGGTTACCACGCAGTGGGAGCTGAAATACTAGGAGATGCAATAAAGCAAAACGAAAAAATCATCAATGTTGATGACATGCTTTTAGCTTCTTCTTTTGTGGCAGAAATTGATGAATTAAAAAATCATTTTGATATTCGTCAGATTTTTGCAAAAGAAATGGGTCAAGCCCTAGCTAAGACTATTGATAAAAACTTAGTCCAATTAGCAGTTCTTGGTTCACAAGCATCAGCAACTATTACAGGTGGTAATGGTGGTCATGAAATAACTGACGCAGATGCTGACACTAATGCAACATCTTTAATCGCTTCTATCTTTGAAGGTATTCAAAAGCTAGACGAAAAAGATGTACCAAACTCAGATAGATACTGTGTTGTTTCACCTGATATTTATTATCAGTTAGCAAACAATGACAAGTTACTTAACAGAGACTTTTCTTCACTTAATGGTGATTTTGGAAAAGGAACTGTTGTATCTATTGGTGGAGTACCAGTAATCAAATCTAACACTTGTGTTAGTGCGTTTGCTGATAATTCATCTGCTGTAACTGGTGCTAATAATACATACAACGTAGATGCAAGTAATCACGTTGCTATATTATTTCACAAGTCAGCTATTGGTACTGTCAAATTAAAAGATTTGATTGTTGAAACATCATTTGACCCTAGAAGAATTGGTTCATTGATTACAGCTAGAATGGCAGTCGGAAGTAACATTTTGAGACCTGAAAGTTGTGTTTCAATCAAAACAGCTTAATACTTAGTTATTAAGTACAGTAGGGGGTTGGGAGACTGACCCCTTACACTTATTCAAGGAAAAAATTATGTGTCCATTTTGCAGACTAATTAAAAAATTCAATAAATTCATAGACAGTTTATTTATTTAACAAATGACAATTCAAACAAGAACTACAGAACTAGAAGCAGTAAATACTATACTCTCTACAATAGGTGAAGCACCTTTATCAACTTTAACTGGTAGCTTACCTGTAGATGGTACAATGGCTAAATCTGTACTAAACGAAATTAATAGAGAAATTCAAAGTATGGGGTGGCATTTTAATACTCACCCAAAAGTTACATTAAGTAGAGACAGTGGAAACAACACTATACCTTTACCAACAAATGTATTGAGAGTAGAATTAGACCCTTACTTACATTCAAAAAGTGAATTTGATGTTGTTCAAAGAAATAATATTTTATTTAATTTAGTTACAAATACTTCAGTATTCACAAAAGATTTAGAGAATATGAAAGTAGTTTATCTATTAGATTTTGCAGATATACCTGAACAATGTAAAAGATATATTACAGTAAGAAGTGCAAGAGTTTTCCACGATAGAACTTTAGGTGCTACTACTTTACATAAATTTACTTTAGAAGATGAGGCAAGAGCATTAGTTACTCTAAGACAAGCTGAAGCATCTACAGGTGATTATAGTATTTTTGATACCCCTGAACAGGCATATACGATAGGTAGAAAATAAATGGCATTAGTCTCTAGGACTATCCCTAACTTAGTGCAGGGTATTTCTCAACAACCAGAAGTATTGAGATTATCTAGCCAAGCTACTACACAAGAAAATGGTTTTAGTTCAGTTGTAGAAGGTTTAAAAAAAAGACCCCCTACTACTTATTTAGCAAAATTAAGCAGTACAACACCTAATAATGCTTACATACACACTATTAACAGAGATGTTAGTGAAAGATATTTAGTACAAATTACTAATGGAGTAATAGCAGTTTATACAACAGCAGGTGTTTCTAAAACAGTAACACTACAAACAGGAGCAGTTAATTACTTAACAGCAACAGACCCTAAGAATGACTTTGTTGCAATGACTGTTGCTGATTATACTTTTATTCTTAATAAGACTAAAACAACTGCAATGAGTGGTACAACTAGTACAGCTAAAGTTGAACAAGCTATTTATTCAGTATTACAAGGTGTTACTTCAACAAAATATACAATAACTATTGATGGCTCTACTTTCTCATTTACAAGTTCAGATACAAATACAGAAACCATTAGAGATGGAGTTAAAACAGCTTGTGGAACTATAGCTAATATTACATTCGCTGATGTTGGAACTTCAAGTTTCTCAATAATTAAATCTACAGGAACTCTAGTAGTTTCAGCTAGTGATGGTTATGGAGATGATGCTTCACAAATAGTTGGAGACACAGTACAAAATTTCGTAGATTTACCTTCACCTGCAATCAATAATATGATTGTTAAAATTACTGGTGATGCAACAAATGGTTTTGATGATTACTACGTTCAATATGATAGTAGTGGTGATGTTTGGCAAGAGAGTGTTTCTCCAAACATGGAGACAACTTTAGACAACACTACAATGCCACATGTTTTAATAAGAACAGCAGATGGTAATTTTAGATTTTCACAAGTAGATGGTTCTACTTATACAATATCAGGAACAGATTATACTGTACCTAATTGGGGTTTAAGAATAAGTGGAGATGAAGTTTCTGCACCTGACCCTAGTTTTATTGGTAGAAAAATTAATGACATGTTCTTTCATAAAAATAGATTAGGTTTTCTAGCTGATGAGAATGTTGTTATGTCAAGGTCAGGAGAATACTTTGCATTTTTTAATGAAACAGTAACTACTGTATTAGCAACTGATGTAATTGATGTAGCTTCTACACACAATAAAGTATCAATACTTAGAAGTGCAATATCTTTTGATGAAGGAATACTTTTATTTTCAGACCAAACACAATTTATACTAGCAGGTACTAATAGTACAATTACACCTGAAAATGTTTCAATAAATGTATCAACAGAATTTGAAGCATCTTCTTCAGTTAAACCTATAGGTTCAGGTAGTAATGTATTCTTTGCTTTTCAAAAAGGAGCATTTACAGGCTTTAGAGAATTTTATGTTAAATCAGATACAGATACTAAAAGTGCTGATGATATTACAAGTAATGTGCCTAGATATATTCCTTCAGGAGTATTCAAACTAGCAATTGCAACTAATGAAAACATTATGTTGGCATTATCTTCTAATGAACAAAATGCAATATATGTTCACCAATATTATGTAACTGGTGGAAAGAGATTACAAAGTGCATGGCATAAATGGACTTTTGGTACTTCTTCTACAGATAAAATATTAAATATAGATTTTATTGATAACACTTTATATATAGTGAACCAGAGAAGTGATGGGGTCTACTTAGAAACAATGGACATATCACCTGCTATAACTGATACCAGTGCTGATTATTTAACACATTTAGATAGAAAAATTACTAATAGTACATCAGGAGTTAGTGAAACTTATAACTCTGGTACTAATCAAACAACAATAACAATACCTTATACAAAGACTAATACATTAAGTATTGTAGGAGCAAGTACAGGTTCAAATCAAGCAGGACAAGAAATTACTATAGTATCACAAACAGGCACTTCTGTTGTAGTTTCAGGAGATATTACTGCTTATGATTATTTTATTGGAGAAGATTATACTTTTACATTTGTATTTTCTCAACAATTTATACAAGAAGCTGATGCACAAGGTTCAAGAATATCTATTAAAGAAGGTAGATTACAAATAAGAAATTGGAGTGTTAATTATAACAACACTGGTTATTTTACAACTGTAGTTACACCAGTAGGAAGAAGTAATTCATCAACAACATTTACAGGAACGATTACAGGAACAGGATTACTAGGTACTGTTAATTTAGCTGATGGTGATTACACCTTTGCTGTTCAATCTGAAAGTGACAAACTTACAGTAACACTAGCTTCTGATAGTCATTTGCCTTGTAATTTTATCAACGCAAGTTGGCAAGGATATTATGTTACAGCAAGTTCAAGAGTATAACCATTTTAGATTAGCAACAGTTGAAGACATTAAATATTTAGCACCTAGATTAAGATTTGAAGATAAAAGGGAAATTTTATCAGCTTCAGGAATGTTGCCTTACCCTGCTTTATATTATTCATATATTAACTCACAGATAGTTTTTACGATTGTTAATTTAAAGAAAGAACCAGTAGCAATATTTGGAATTACAGTTAGTGGTGCAATATGGTTATTAGCAACAGACAAATTAAAAGATATTCAATATTCCTTTTTAAGAGAAAATAAAAAAGTAATTGATTTCTTAAATACAAAATACAAGATTTTATGGAACTTTGTGGATTGCAGAAATTCACTACACATCAAATGGTTAAAGTGGTGTGGTTTCAAATTTATTAACAAGAAAAAATACGGAGTTTTAAATGAACCCTTTTATGAGGTTATAAGAATATGTGTGTAGAACCAACAACAGCTATGATGATTGGAAGTGCTTTGTCCTCTGGAATGGAGTACAAACAACAAAAACAGGTACAAAAGAATACCTACAATGCACAGATTAGACAGAATGAAATAGCAAAGAATAATGCTATTCAAAGATATGCTTCAGAGCAATTAAAAATTAATCAACAAGTAAAAGCTACTCAACAAAAAGGTTATGAAGCTAACTTAAAATCTAAAAGAGCAAGAAGTGATTTTATTTCTGATGTATCAGGTTCAGGTTTAGCTATGTCAGGCTCAACAGAAGCATTAATGAGAGACTTCTACAGAGTAGAGGGTAATTATATGGCTTCATTAAATACTAATCTAAATATTGATATTGCACAGTATGAAAGAAATTTAGAAGCAATTCAGTTTGGTCAAGAAGCACAATCAACTTATGTGCAACCACCTAATCCTGAATTACTATTTGTATCTTCAGCTTTAAATGTGGCTAACTCATATTACTCATTGGAAGCAGAAAAAGAACTTAAAGGTTTAAAAACTAACCGAGAAAAGAGAACTTATAACACCAGTGGTAAAACCTATAACTCACCTAAATAATGGCAAGAAAAACAGATAAACTAGATTTAAAACCTGATGCAAGACAGGTTCTATCCTCAGACTTTAACTTATTTTATACACCACAAGTAAAGCCTGAAATAGCAGGTATGAAAGAATTGACTGCTTCTTTGAATAATTTTGTTAATAATGCAGGTGCAAAAATGGTTATTGCTTCTGAAGTTAAAGAAAAGAAAGTAAATGAAGCTGAAGCCTTAAAAGAATATAATGCAAATAGAACAGCATTTAATACTAGAGTTAATAATGGAACACTTCCAAAAGAAGCTAATCCTTATTTTATTGATAAATATAAAGAGTTAGAACTTAATACTAAAGCACAAATATTTTCTAATATGTTAGGAACTAAATATGCTGAAATGAAAGTTTCAGAAAATCCTGACCCAGAAGCATTTCAAAAGTTTTATGCACAAGAAATTAAACAGTATGTAGCTAAAAATAATTTAGGTGCTTATAAACCCATAGATTTAGAAAATGGTTTCTTTCAAAAAACTTCAGGATTTAAAGCACAATTATTTCAAACTCATGTTAGTTCACAAATGGCTAATATTAGTGAACAATATAAAATTAATTTTCAGAATAGTATTCAAGGTCTTTTTGATGAAAGTAAAAGTTTTGCAGAAATTGGTGCAAACATATCAGCATTTATAAAAGATAAAACTGCAAATGGTTTAAGTAATGGTTCAGCACAAAAGTATCTATTAGAAACACTAACAGATTATGCTGACAAAACTGGTGACTATGAATATGCAGAGAAAATATTAGAAGAACTTCCGAAACATATAGAATTAGGAACTGGTAAATTAGGAGATATTAAAGGTCTTAAAGATGATTTGTTTCAAATTAAAGATAAACTTCAAGATAGAACGACAGCAGAAATAAAAGATAGGAATGAAAGAACTGAAGCATTAAGACAAGGTGAATATCTAGAAGGTCTAACTGTTGCAGATAGATATATAACTTTTAATGAAGCTAAAGAAGAAGACCCTAGATGGGACACTTATTCATCTTATAAAAAAGAAAAAATCAAAAAAATATTTTCTGAGAGACAAACTGGTTTTAGTTCACAAACTGAAATGGGTATTGAAGAAAACTTAAACGAATTAATTACAACAGGTAAATACACTGAAGCAATGGAATTTCTTGTTGAAAATCAAAGTAAAATACAACAAAAATTTTATAATGATTACAAAGATGTAATTAGTAATTTTAAAATTTCAGGTGAAGACCCTTTATTAAATTCAAAAACGTACAGACATTTTGAAAACAGAATAGATGGAATTATGCAAGATATTATATCAAATTCAAAAGGTTCTCTAATAAACAATGTAGACCCTGCTTTAAAATTTCAATTTAGACAAGATGCTATTGAATGGTTAGCCAATCACCCTATAGGAGAAACAGGAAATCCAGTAGCAGGAGAACAGCTTGGTTTTACTAAAGCTGATAGAAGAACAAAATTTAAAGACTGGGTTAGAAATAGATTTCAAGAAGAAGAACAAGAATTAATTGAAGCATCAAAAGATAAACCTACTTATGGAGACGACAGTTCTAGTAAGCAAACTACTGTTGTAAATCCTGAAGAACTAAAATCATTTGAAGTTTCTGAGGTTACCTTTGATGATAAAAAAACAGCTAAAAAGAATACTTATGGTTTTACTGAGTTAGAAATAGCATTAAGAAGAACAGATGCACAAAGAATGAACTCAGCAAATTTTCAAAGTAAATATAAAATAACTAAAGAAATGTTTAAAAAATCCATAGGAGAAACGAATAAATGACAACTATAAGAAAACAAGCACCTAATGGTGAATATTTAGACTTTCCTGAAGGAACTTCTGAAGATGTTATGAATAATTATATGGCACAGGATAAGTTTAATACTTTCCGTAAGAAAAGAGGTGCTATAGCTGACGTAGGTATAGGGGTTGTAGATGGGGTTAGAGATGGTATTCAGTCGACAGTTGACCTCGCAGAGGGATTAAGTGACACTTTAGGAGAAGCGACTAATATTGGTGGCTTTGTATTTGGTAAAGACGCAGAAAATGGTAGAATAGGCTACGAAAACTTCGCAGAATTTAAAGCTAATAAACGTAAAGGTCTATTATTTGGTGAAAAAGGTGTCAATGATGGCTTAACACTACCTGATTTTGATGGAGACCCTCATACATGGCAAGGTAATCTAGCTAAAGGTATAGCACAATTTTCAACTGGTTGGTTCACTGGTGGTAAAGTTTTAGGAGTAGCAGGAAAATTAACTGGTGCGTCTAAGAAAATATCTCCATTCTTCCAAGCATCAAAGACTGGTCAATTTACAAAGATGATGGGTAAAGGTGCAATCGCAGACTTTACAGCATTTAATGAAGAAACTGGAAGACTAGTAGATATGGTAACAGAGTTTGCTCCATCTCTAGAAAATCCTTTATTTGATTATTTAAGTTCAGAAGGAAAAGACGAAGGTTTTTATGAAGCAAGATTTAAAAATGCTTTAGAAGGTGGACTAGTTGGTGGTGGTATTGAAGCAGGATTAAGAACATTTAGATATTTTAAAAATCGTAAAGGATTAGCAGAAGGTAAAGCAGTTAATGAAAAACAATTAGCTGAAGATGAAACATATTTAAAAGAAATTAAAGAGGAAGACATAGTTAAATCTAGATATAAACCTATATCAGATAGTGAAACAATTATAGCTAAAGAAAGTCTTCAAAAAGATTTAGATGATGCAGTTGTAACACAATTTCAAAATGCACAAAAGACTTCACCAAACAAAGAAATGTTTGATGGTAATATTGAAAACTTAGATTTAAGTTTAAACTTTAATGTTAGACAATTTCTTAGTTTAGATAAAGATGGTCTACTTAGTTTAGATAGTTTCAATAAAACTTATGAGAAATTAATTAAAAGTAAAAGAATTATTTTAAGTGATGAAGTTGTAGAGAAAACAGCAAGAAAACTTTATGGAAGTAATCCTAATAAGTTAGAAATAGATATTAAAGACTTAGAAAATGTGATGAAGACAGCACCACATAAAATCATGGCAATGAATAGTTATATTGAAACACTAGCAAATAGTGGAAAAAGGTTAGCTAAATTATCCAATAAAGAACCACAAATTCAAGAATATTTTCAAAAAAGTTTCTTTCCTAAATGGAAAGTTATTAATGAACAAAAATTATCAATAGGAAGAAGTTCAGGTCAGACATTAAGAATGTCAGGCAGAACTGCAAAAAATCCTATAGTACAAGATTTAGATTTAGTTTTTAAAGAAATGGATAATTATGGTGGAGATATTAGCATATTTATAGACCAAATAGCAAAAGCAGGAGATAGTAATATTAGTAAAGTTCTAAACTTTGCTGTTAAAAATAAGACTTGGGACATATTAAATGAAGTATGGATTAATGCACTTTTATCTAATCCTAAGACGCACATGATTAACTTATCTTCTAATTTAACTAACGTATTTCTAAGACCTTTAGAAAAGATGGTTGGCAGTAGAATGTCTTTATCTTTATTAGAAAATCCTGAGAAAGTTGCTATGTTAAGAGCAGAGGGTAGGAGAGCAATTAGCACTTATGTAGGTTTAAGAAGACACTTAACAGATAGTGTTAGATACATGAAATTAGCATTTGCTAAGGAAGATACAATTTTAAGTAAAAGAGGAAAATTAGATATTCCTGAAAAAGCAATTCAAAAGAGAAAACTTGTTAAAGACCCTGAGACTGGATTATTTAAAGAAGTATTAGATAATGATAGTACATCAGGTAAAATAATAAATAGAGTAGGTAAAGCTATAAGATACCCTACTAAATTTCTTAATGCTGAAGATGAATTTTTTAGACAAATTACTTATAGAACAGAATTAGAAAAACAAGGTGTAGACCTTGCAATAGAGAATGGCAAAAGCAGAACTAAAATAGTTGCTTCAGATTTAAAAACTAAAAAACCTATTTCAGAATTTGACCAATTTGTAAGTGATTACTTTGATGCAGGTTTTGATGAGTTTGGTGGTGCATTAAATAAAACAGCAATGCGAAAAGCTGATGAAAATACATATACCCAAGAATTAGATGGTATATTTAAAAAAGTTCAGGATATTGCTAATGATTTTCCTTTCATAAAACAGATTATTCCTTTCATTAGAACACCTGTAAATTTAATGTTAAATGTCGTAGACAGAACACCATTAGGCTTTGCAAGAGGTAAATTTAGAGATGACTTCTTTGGTAGAGCAGGTGCAGAAAGAATGGCACAAGCTAGAGGTGGAATGGCAACAGGCTTAACCCTTTTAACACTAGGCTCTATATTACACAGAGAAGGTATTATTACAGGTAGTCAAGGACAGTTAGCAGGAGAAGGCTTTACAAGTTCAACAGATTTAAGAAATTTAAAGAAAAATACTGGAGCATTACCTTATGCTTTTAGATATTTTGATGAAGAAAGTGGAAAACATAAATATGTTCAATTCGGAAGGTTTGACCCATTTGGTGCTTTCTTTGGCATCATGGCAGATTTTAACGAGCAGTATGACAAACTAAGTGAAGAAGACATGAGACGTGTTGGTGGCAACATGCTTATTCTTTTAGCTAAACAAGGTGGTGATACTAGCGACTATTTATCGACAGCAGATAATTTAGCTAATATTGGTGGTGCTTTATGGACAGGTGCTTCTAGAAATTTAGTAAGTAAAACTTATTTAAAAGGTCTTGCTGATTTTATGGAAGTTTTAACAAGTGATGATACTTCAAAATGGAAGAACTATAAAAATTCTAAAATAGGTTCATTCATTCCTAACGTATGGACAAAACTAGTTAATGACCCTTTTTATAAAGATACTAAAACTATTCTAGATGTCGCTAAGAAAAGAAGTGGCTTTGGAGAAGTTGAAGATAAATATGATTTCAGAGGTAACAAATTAAGAATACATGGTACTGAAGGTACAAGATTATTTAATGGTCTATTTAATCCATTCACAACTTCAGAACAAATTGATGACCCTGTTGCAGAGGAAGTTTTAAGACTAGGTATAAATATGCCTACAATGAATGATACTCTTAGAGGAGACATTGATTTAACTTTATTTAAAAGTGGTGATGGACAAACTGCTTACAATAAGCAAATGGAATTACTAGGTAAAGTAAAAATTCGTGGTTTATCTTTAGATGACAGATTAAAAAATGTAATCAATTCTGATTACTATAATAGATTAAGTGACCCTATAGTTTTAGATAATAATAATAAAGATGATGGGACTAAAGCAAGATATTTAAAACAAATAATCAAAACTTATCACACTGCTGTAGAAGAAGAAATTATTAGAACAAGAACTAACTTTAAAAGTACCAAAGATGATACTGGTAATTTTTCATTAGAAAATTCTATTAAAGCAAGAGATAACTTTAAATTTAAAACCAAACAAGGACTACCAATCAACAATGCTGATTTAGACGGATTATATCAGTTCTCGAAATAAACTATGACACAATTTTCATTTAACACATATACTGGTAATGGAAGCACTACACAGTATTCTATAAGTTACAGCTATATAGATAGTACACATATCAAATGTTATTTAGATGGAGTTTCAACAACTGCATTTTCAGTCTCATCTTCTACAGTTACATTCGATACTGCACCTACAAGTAGTGCTGTTATTAGAATTGAAAGACAAACACCAGTAGATAGTAGACTAGTAGATTTCCAAGATGGCTCAGTATTAACTGAAGCTGAACTTGATATGTCAGCTAATCAAAACTTTTATGCTGTTCAAGAAATTACAGATGACCAATCAAATAATTTAGCACTTACAACAGCAGATGTTTATGATGCACAAAGTAAAAGAATTACAAACGTAGCAGACCCAACGTCAGCACAAGATGTTGCTACAAAAAACTATTTAGAAAACACTTGGTTATCTACAGCAAACAAAACTGCTCTAACTACAGTTAATTCTAATATAGCAAATATAAATGCTGTAAATTCTAACAGCACAAATATAAACCAAGTCGCAACTGATACTGTAGCAATTAACACAGTAGCAACTAACATA